AATAAACGGAAGCCGTTTCTCAAGTTCTACTTTGTCTTTAACAATAACAAAATCGCCTTGGCTCATGTCAGCTTCTTCCTTAGCCAAGCATCTGACATCTTTTGTTCGTGAGTTTCCAGACGGTGAACATGCTCTTGAGCCACTACCCCATTTCTTACATAGTAATACTGAGACTTTGTACCACTAACTTCCCTGTCGGTTAAGAATGGTTTGTTACGCATTCTGCTGTGCATGGTCTTGTTGTTTACGCCGATGATCTCAGACACTTCGCGCAACGTATAAAACCTTCCTGTTATCAGGTTTTCGTGTTCACCTTTAAACTCGTACTTTGTCGGCTGCTTACCTGCTAATCTACTCATACTGCATCGCTCCGTCGAAATAATAGCCTCTTGTCGTCAAGTAATACTCCTTCATCGCAACCTGATCTTCTGGGTCGAGCCATGTGATGTCGGTCAGGCTCTCATCAATCGTCCTTGCCCTTATGCTGTTGGTCTTGATCGACTTTGCCATTGGGCTTGAACCGCCTTGGTTCTGCGCTCGCGCAAGCCAGCTATTCACAAACCGTTTAATACCAGTCTTGGTCTTTCGTCTGGTAGGGTTAGCGTCCAGCCACGATTCCATAGCTAAAAGTTCCTTGTGGACATTGACAGCCTGATAAGCTCGCTGCCATTGTATGATGTCGCCTTCTTCTGGCTCCCAGTTGTCCCCAGTGTTTAAAATCATAAATCACCACGCTTATGGTATGTGTTTTTCCTTGCCCGAAAACAGAACAAGCTCTTGTGGGTTGGGTAATCATTGGCAAACTTTCTCGCGTAGTGGCTAATCCATCCATCGTCTATCTTGAAAATACCGTCCTGTTCTTCAATCATTGTCTCCCAGCGGATACGATGAAAAATATTCTTTGCCGAATAATACGTTCTCTTTGCTGCAACCTGTAACGCAAATCTACAAAACAATTCATAGATGGCTGGGTTTGCTTCGTGATGCAATTCAAAATTTTCAGTTGTCCATTTACCGTTCATGTGAACCTCCTACAGTTCTAGTTTAATCGTAATTCCAGCCTGATAGCTTCTGATGTATTTCAAGCATTGACTGAAAATCAATATCGCAATAATTACCCATAACTTCAATCCTTACACCTTCGTCATCAAATGATTCGCAATCAGGATCAAACCAAATTAAGCCATCATCGCCATCAGTATAAAAGCAACCAACGCCACCATCTGATATGTAAGTCTTGTAATCAGGCTGAAAGGAACTAATCCAATCTATAAAATCTGAATTAGTCATTCCTAATAATCCACTTGCTGTTTCTATACGATCCATTTTGTTCTCCTAATGGCTCGGCAAGCCTCGCCCGTTATTATTGTAAATATGTATTTAAATATACATTTCCTATAGATGTTATAACCCTTTTACGGCGGGAACCGTAAATTCAAGAACTAAGGGCAAAAGCGACTTAGCGGTTAAAACAATGTCTGTATCGTATCGCCAAACTATCCTTTGATAACAACCGAGTTATCGCAGGGGCTACGTGCGGAGGGTCAACCGCGTCTATGGCATTCTATTAGGGAATTCGCCACCCGAAGGGCCATGTCAATTCATGGCTGCTCTAGCCCAAACATTGTTTGCAAAAAAAGAAAGGGAGATCTGATGTACAGTAACGTACAGTATGATAAACTTGCCTTTCTTGTTACTCGCACAGCAAGTATCCCTCATCAGTAGGGTAAAGTAAAGCCCCCGTAAAAGGGGGTTTTCTTTTATCTGTCTCCCAGCTTACAGAACTGATCTAAGCTCATTCCAAATATCTCGCATAGCTTCTCAAGGGTGTGCAGCTTCATGTTCTCCTGTTTGCGCCACTGGAATACACGCTGGCGGCTTACACACATCATGGTCGATAGTTGGTTACTGTTAATGTTGTTTAACTCCTGAGCGACTCTCAGGCATCTTCCTGCGTTTGTCATTTTCAAATCCTATGTTATCTTAATTGGGCAGGGTTCCCCCTACCTTGCTCTCCTATGGTTTCCCCCCGAAAGCACTTGTGCCGTAGGGGGGTTTTTTACATCAGAAGGGGATGTCTTCGTCCAACTCTTCAATTGACATAGCAGCCACAGCCGGTGCAGCAGCAGCGCCATCAGTATAAAAGACCTTCACATTACCAAGGATAGGCGTTTGATACTTAGCTTCACGTTCTTCTTTGGTTAGGCTCTGGCTGATAAAGCCATTGTTTTCGTACTGATCTTGCTGTTCAGTGTCCACAAACGTAGTCAGGTCAAGGTAAGTTCCCTTCGCACCCTTATACAGTCGTGACTTGTCAATCTTAGTTACGTCGATTCTTACAGATATTCCTACTTTCATTTGGCTTTCTCCACTTCGGTTTTTATTACATTAACGGCCTTGGTTACTTCCTCAGCCAGCTTTGCGATGTATTCCTCATCGCGTTCAACCCTCACTAAAACGTGAGGCATTTCTGGGTGGTAGGCAAAGAAGTCCCACCACTGTCTCCCAGTAACCCACATGCAGCCCTGTATCTGCTGCCAATACTTATTTACTCCTGCCTGATTGTCACGCATATAACCAACGTGCGTATCAGGGGCAGGGCACTTTATCTCCAAACCGCCTTCAGAACCTATAAGCGCATCAGGTGAACAACCATAACTGAAGGTAGGGTCAACAATAAACCCAACCTCCAGAGTGTCGTTGCCAGATATAAACTCGTAAGCCTCTCGCGCATCTGGCTCAAGCTCCGTTCCTCGCTCCATCCAAGGTGTCGTAAAAAACGGCTTTGAGCGACCTGTAAGGCGTTCTGCGATTAACTCATTGATGTACCCATCAGCAGAGCTAGAAGGCTTCCCAGAGTTCGTTATAAGCCTAGAAAAGCAGCTTGCAGAAGGCTTACCCAATCGTGCGGCAAGCCATTCCTCAGTCCCTTGCTCATGGTCTAAGATAATCACTTCTTAGCCTCAAGCGCGGCAACTGCTTTGTCGTAATGCACAGCCAGAACTTGATCAACCGAATCAACCTTCAGCCACTTGCAGAACTTGGCAACATCTGCGCCAGTTTCCTCCAGTAAGGTTTTGATGTGTGAAGATTGATAATCACTCAAAGGTTTCTTGTCATCACCGCGCAGCATTGCAGATTCTGCGTCATCATCGGCAGTTGGTATGCCAGCGATAGCAGATAAAGATACACGGCGCGCATACGTCAGGGAGCTTGAAGCCGCCTGCGGGTCACGCTTAACCACTGGCAAAGTAAATTGACCTTCTAGCCATTGCCCAGAAACGTGCATTAGCCTTGTGCAAACTCCCATTCCATTTTCATCGGTGACTGGGAATTGGGTATAACTTAAACCGTTATCAGCAAAGGGCTGCTTGATTGCCTTGATAACCGAGGTTAGATCGGCATAGCTTGACTTGAAGAAAGGGTTGGCACTGTCTTTAACAGCACCCCCCATCTGAGATTGTGCAGCACATAGTGCGCTGGCCAGTTCGTTGATTGATTCACTTGATTTCATGTTGACCTCCTACGGTCTGTTCTTTTGCGTACTGCTCACCATAACCAATCTGGTAAGCATCTGATTGCCCTTCTAAGGCCGGATAACCTGCAACGCAGTCATACTCACCGCGCTCCAGATCGTTTAGATCGTTGATTCCCATATTGCCCCCTAATTATTTAACGCGAAAATCATGCGCGTAGTTAATATAAAGCCTTAAAATTCCACGATGATATTGCTCCATAAACTGAAAAGCCTTGTTAAATTCGATTGAATGCTGAAGCGAATCAAGGGTTTCGTAAAAGCTCCAGTAGCACATAGTATCTAATGCTTCTGAAAGCAATTTTTGCCGATAGATTTTGTATTCTTGCATACTATCTTTAACGTATTTTTGGGTAGTCATATTGCCTCCTACAGCAAATGCCCCCGAAGGGGCGGTTAGATTATATTGTTTCGATGCGCTGGCGGCCTAACTTGTCATACATTCTGTCGGTTAAGTCATTGCCAAGGTCAACAGTTTGCATAACGTCTGGGCGGTCTGTGTATTCTGCGCCTTCGGATATTGATTTAGTTACTGTAAATTCAATCACGCCGTTATAAATGCTAGTAATGATTCCTTCAATGTAGCAATCAGTTCGTGAGATGAAGTCATAAGAGCGGATGTTTTGGCCGATTTGAAAGTTAGTCATTTTGTAAATCCCGTTTTTTTGAATGTGCGCCTATTATATTCTTTCCCTTTACAGCGTCAAGAGTTTTATTACATTTATTTTACGATAGGCAAAAAAAAACCCCTCGAAAGGGGCTTTAGTCTTGTCGGGTAATTAGTATGACCATATAGCGGGGGGTGGGGAATCCATCTTCTTCTGTGCAGACATCAGTGCTGGCAGCTTAGTTCTTTGTCTGTGAAGTATGTTTCTTCTTTTTTCTTCTTAGTCATTTGCCTTGCCCTCTGTATGACTTGTGGCTGCGTTTTTCGTCTTTATTCATGCCAGACGTAGATACGCTAATAGACCGCCCTCTACCGCCTTGTCCTTGCGAGGTTCTTTTCGATACTTTTTCAATAATGACTGCCGTCTTAGTTTTAGCCATTCTTTTTCGCATACTCCAATTGCTGTGCCGCAAGTGCAGGGTCAAAGCCGTATCCTGCCATAATAAGCTGCATGTTCTTCAAAGAGCCGTTATCGCAAGCCCATTGATAAGCACCATTGTCAGCCATGAGCTCGTGAATAACTTGCTCGGGTTTTGGCTGCTTTTTCTTTTTAACTTCTTTTACTGTTGTAACTTCATCTTCAGTAGTCATTGTTTTGCCTCAAATAGTTCTGCTTCTGCTTTTCGTCTACGGGTTAATCCCGTTAAAGGCTGTCCGTTACACTTGTCCCATCGCTTCATTTGGTCAGGCACTTCGTCCCACTTGCCAGCGTTAATACATTTTAGCATTGTAGATGCTGCCAAGTTACCTGCGCCAAGGTTATAAGTCCAACTTACTAAAGCATCAAATTGGTTCTGAGTTAAAAGGCTCTTGGTATAAAAGATTACCTGCCGCTCGGTATCTTCCAAGTCTTTAACAAGCATTGCTTCAGCCTGCGCTTCTGTGCAGGTATCGCCCAAAAAAACCCCACGGGTGTGTCCGTAACCGATAGTAGGAACACCAGCACTGCAATGGTATGCCGTAAGCTCTAAGCCTTCAAACTGCTTAATAAGGTCTATGCCGCGCTTACTTGTTTTCATTTTGCTTGTGACTTGCGCCAAAATAAAATGAAGTAATCGCCGATACAATACCACCCAAGTAACCCAGCACAAGGTTGATTACGGCTTCAGAGTTCTGCTCTGGCGGCTGTATAGTAACCATGAATATGTATCCACCAAAGAATATGATGCAGGCTAAGGCGATTATTCTGGGTGTCCAGTCGCTGCCATGTACAGCTCTGGCGTTTTGTATGTCAGCAGTTTCAAGAGCAAAGATGTCAACGTCAAGCTCTTTCATTCTTGCCTGAAAGGATAGCTCTGCTTTCTTGATCTCTGTGAGTTGTTCGGGGGTAGCTTGGGCAATGGCTTTTTCTAATGACCTAGTATCTGGGTCACAGCCTAACGCACTTGCTATAGCTTGGGCAGCAGCAC